TCTCCGCGACAGCGAGAACGCGGGCCCGACCGCAGCAGAGATGAAGATGGCGCAGGAGATAGAGCGCCTCCGCGCCCGCGTCGAGGTGCTGGAGCGCGCGTGCCGACTGATTGAAGCCGACCCCGACCCCAACGCGGTGGTCGAATGCGTCGCCTGCTATCGCCACTCTCGGCTCGCGTACCACGCGCTGGAGGCCAAGCCATGTGCATGATCGACGACAATGACGGCTTTGTCGCCGTCGTCGGCGACCGCTACGTCGTCGCGCGCAAGCCCCATCGATGCCGTGAGTGCGGGCGAGAGATTGATGCCGGGGAGCGGTATCACCGCGAGGCGTACGTTTACGAGGGTTCGATCCATCGCCACAAGACCTGCGCTCATTGCCGCGTAGTGCGGGAGTGGCTGCTGGGAGAGTGCGGAGGGTTCATTTACGGCAACGTAAAGGAGGATGCCCGCTGTCACGTCGAGGAGAACCCCGGCTGCTACTCCGTCAACCTATATCGGGCTGTCGTCGGCATGGAATGGAAATGGCGCGCGCGGAGCGGGCGCTTGTTGCCTGTGCCAGCGCTGGAGGCCAAGCCATGATCCCCACGATCAAGCGCGCCACGCCGCGCGAGATAGCGGAGATGATCTTGAACGAGCAGGCGTATGCCGACACGCGCTTTGTCTTGGCGGCGGAACACGACGCCGAGATCGAGCGCCTCCGCGCCCGCGTCGAGGAGTTGGAGTACGCATACAGCAAGTGTCTCGCTGCTGTTGGTGGCGTTCAGCAAGATGGAGATCCGTCATGAGCGACAAAGATATCATAGAACTGATCTCGCAGCTTCGCGCTATGGCGCGTTGCGAGCATGAGGACATGACAGTTGTCGTCGATGCTGCCGACGAAATTGAGCGTCTGCGCGCTGAGCGAGACGCGTTGAAAGCCGCAGCGCGAGAGTTCCTGACCACTCTTGGCGCTGCAATGAAAACCGGGAGGTTCCACATGAACGGCTCTGCCGACATGTGCCACTTCGTGCGTCAGGCCATGCAGAAGCTTGATGTCCTCGCGTTCGACCGCGAAGAGAGGCGACCGGTTGGGCTGGAGCGCCTGCATGAGGAGGCCAAGCCATGAGCGAAGCCGTCTGGCTGGTTTTCATTCAGGGCTGTCATAGCGAGGGGAGAACCACAACGGATGTCTACAAGGTGTTTGGCAATCACCGAGCGGCGGAACTCTGTGAAAAATGGGTTCGCGCAAACAAGGACGGCAGGAAAATCGGCGGCATGTGGGTCGATGAGGTGTGGGTCTCCGACGAGTACGTCGTGCATGACGAGGCCAAGCCATGAGCCTCCACACCATCGCCGCATGGGTAGCGGTGACGAGCTACGTCGCCCTCTGGGCCATCACGATCACGATGGCGCTGCCATGACGCTCTTCACCGCCAGCGGCAGCCTGCCGCGCCATCAATACGTTTCGGTCTGCGGGGCTTTCATCGGCTTCGGCGCCGATGATTGGTTCCCTGCGGTCTGGTTCGGCCTGCACAGCCATCCTGGTCGAGCATGGGGCTGCACGGTGCTGCTGGAGTGCGGCGCGGTCTACCGAGACCTGCCGCCCCATGCGCTGGCGTTTTGCAACGACCCGCCGCCTTGGACGATCAAGGACGCGCAGACATGGGACTGCTACGGCTCGCAGTTCTCGCTGCATGTCTACGAATACCTCGACGGCCTCGACGGCATCGTGCGCGCCGCCGACGACGAGCTCGCCGCCGACTACCTCTTCACGGCGATCCCGGTGGGCGACGCCTACACGCAGGCACCGGCGCAAGCCAAAGAGTTCATGTTCATGCGGACCCAGCACGGTCGCCTGACGATTCAGCCGACCAACCGGGTGCTGTTCCGCGACGCCTCGTTCACGACCAAGCTGGAGTGGCGCAAGCTGCGCCGGTCGGAGGCGGTCTATTCCTGCGAAGGATGACGCGCGAGCGAGGACGCTTCCTTCCTGACGTTCTCGACGCGCGCCCACCAGCCCTTGCCGAAGGTCGGCCAAGTTGGCAGGGATCGAAGGAACGCCAGCCGCAAGTCGCAGATCTGGCCAATCACCGTCAAGGCATCAGCATCATGGGCGGCCGCGAGCGTCTTGGGACCAATCGATCCATCGGCATTGACGCCCAGCGCCTGCTGGAGCAGGCGAACCGCGCGACCGGGGCCGCTGTTCACGGCCAGATCAAACACGCAGAGGTCGACACCCGCCGGCAGCTGGTCGCCGCGTACCGCGTTCCAGTAGCGTTTGCGGTAGATGTCGGAGACATCTGCGTCGCTAATGGCGCGAAGATCCTCTTTCGTTCGATCGGCGCCGCGCGCTTCGCGGAAGGTGGCAAGCGTAATGCCCTTCATGGTCGCGCCTCCGGGATCTGCCGGATGGTCCGACCACAGTCCCTCGTGCCGAAGGACGGCTGCGAGCGCCGCCGGCCAGTTGCCCTCGCTCATTTCTGCCCTCCGGCCAGGAGCTGGGTCTTCTGCTGCGACGAGCTGCTGGAGCCGAAGTAGTAGGCCACGACCTGCTCGCATTTGGCGCTGACAAAGCCGATCAGGGTTCCGACCGTCGTCGCCATGAGGGGGTCTTTCATCCCGTCGACATAGCCAAGCAGGACGAGAAACACCGTCGCCATGAACCCGGCCACGACGACGAACGCCAGCACGCGCGGCATCCAGTCGCGAACCTGTGCTTCGCGCCGCCTGGCGCTGTCGCGGTCAGACGCGGCAATGCGCTCAAGGTCGATGTCGAGTTCCTTCATGCGGACTGCGAAGTCGTTGTCCGCCTGCTTGAGCGCGAGAAGCTGCTCCGGCGTTGCTTGCTTTAGCGCCTTTTCGACGTCCTTCTCGCTGCTGTCGGTTGGAAGCCCCAGCACGCTGGAGACGACCTGCATCGCCATGCCGCCGAGCGGCCCGCCGATGGCGGTCGCAAGGGTTGGCGCTACCGCACCGACGATCTTGAGCAGGTCCATGGTCATCCCTTCTTGTTCCAGAGGTCGAACAACGCCTTGACCTTCTCCTCGATGACCAAGACGCGCTGGTCGAGCTTGGCGAGCACGATCACGAGCGTGATGAACCCGATGGCAAGCGGCCAGAGCTTAAGAACGGCCTCCAATGCTTCCATCGTTCATCCAACGGACTTCCGAAACCGCTCGACGAGGTGCTGGATCGTCTTGGTCTCGTAGATGCGGATGCCCGTCCAAACGATAGTGAAGATCGCGGCGACAGAAGGCAGCCATCCGGCCACGGTGGCAACAGCCGTTCCGAAAGACGCTGCGTCGATGGCGTTCTTTGCGTGCTCGTTCACGGCGCGCCTCCATCAACGGGCTTTGCGGGCCGCAGCGCCACGATCTGAGCTTCGATGCCCTCAAGCCAAGCCTTGCCCTCCGGCGTAAGCACGGCCTCGCGCAACCGGCGCGGCGTGATCAGGGCCTCCAGATTGCGGATCTCGTCGAGGGGCGTCGGGACGTAGGGCGTGACCTGTTCCGGCGGCTCCGGCAGCTCGATCGCTCCGAACGCCGTGCGCTCTGCTGGGGTCATCAGCGTCAGCCAGTTCGACGGGTAGCGAACGCCACCCATCTCGAACTCCTGGTCGATGCGGACGGTCTGGCCGTCGGGGAGAGCGTACCTCATGGGTTCACCTGGGCGTTATTGGGTTTCTTGCTCTGCACGAAACGATTGCCGGCGGTCGCGGTCCAGTTGTTGGTCCCGCTCGTGTTGTACGAGGCCGACGAGGTTCGCAGCTTGAAGCCGCCAGCCGTCTTGTCAGCGTGCGTGCCGAACGTCACGGCATTGCCGTTGATCGTCAGCGTGGCGGGGTTGCCGTTGGCCCAGATGAACGGGCCGTCAGCAGCGGCATTGCCGGTGAAGGAGCCGCTGGTGGTCACCGCAGACGATGCGATGTTCTGGGTGTTCAGCGCCTTGAAGCCGGTGGGCGGCGTGTAGGCGAAGGCGCGCTGGCCGAAGTTGACGTAATTCGTGGTCGTCGCGTTGGAACTGTCCCTGCCGAACATCGGCGCGTAAATCACGCCGGTTGAGATCGTTTGGGACTGGTTGGTCCCGGCAGCGGGATCACCGGCTGGGGAACCGAACCATGTGCCGTTTTTCCCGTACCAGATTTTCCCTGCGTCGAAATCGACCGCAATCATCAACACATCGCCAGAGTTGATCTGCGATCCGTAATTTCCCGTCGCCGCTCCGTTGGCAAACAAGCGAGAGGTAGCGGCGCTCTCGAAACCATATCCCCCACCGCTGGTAGCATCGCCCGTGTTGACTGCGCTTACTGGCGAGATTCCATGCTGCGGGGAAGCCGTCCAATTTGCTCCAGCCGTGAGTTCCCAGTACCACTTGCCAGTCGATGCAGAGAAAGATGCCCGGCAAAACCCAGATGCTGCATTGCTGATCGTGTAGCCAAGATTTCCGTTCGTCACATCAAGGCCCGTGTCCCCCCTATCAATCGGGGACCACACCGCATAGTTGTTCGTCGGCGTGTCGGTCATCTGGTCGAACGTCACGCCGCTCGTCACCGAGATGCCGCTGGTGGTGAAGTTGTTGGCGTTGCCGCTGCTGTCGTTGCCGATGGTCGTAGTCGAGGTGGCGTCCTTGAACTGAAGGAAGAAGCCGTTGGTCCCGAACGTGCCAGAGTACGCTTTCGGCGCCCACACGCCTGTGGTGGC